TGTAAATATAATACATTATTATATAACTACCAAATATCTTGAAAACTTTTTTTTAAAACTTTTAGATAAAAGCATTATATAGATATGGAACTAGAAGTGAAAGTGCCTGAGAACCTATCAGAAATAAGCCTGGACCAGTATCAAAAATACTTAAAGGTACAAGCAGGAGATAATGATGAGATGTTTATAGCACAAAAAATGATAGAGATCTTTTGTAATGTAGAGCTTAAATATGTTACTAAGATGAGATGGAAAGATGTAAGTGAAATCACTAGCACACTATCCAACATGTTTGATGAGGATAATAAGTTTATTAATAAGTTCACATTAGATAGTGTACAATATGGATTCATTCCAAACTTAGATGAGATTACATTTGGTGAGTTTGTAGATTTAGATTCATACTTAGGAGACTGGCAAGAAATGCATAAGGCAATGTCAGTTCTATATAGACCTATTGACATACAAGCTAGAGGAAGATATAATATAAAAGAATATGATGGCTCTATAAATGACCACATTAAACAGATGCCTTTATCAGTAGCATTAGGTGCTGTTTTTTTTTTGTTGAATTTAGGGAAAGAATTATCTCAAGTTATGATGGATTATTTGGACAGGGGGATTCTCAAGGATCATTCACAAGTGAAGGAGGGTTTAATGCAAAATGGAATTGGTACTCATCAATTTACACAGCAAGTCAGGGGAATCTTGAAAAGTTTGAATATATCACCAAACAACATGCACATAAAGTTTTAATGTATTTAGAGTATGTTACAGAAAAACAAATATTAGAGAATCAAAAAATAAAAAGAAGTTATGGCAACAAGTGATCAGGGAATAAGAAGTTTTTATTTAGTTACATCAACAATTAAAGAGGAGTTGTTGTCTAATCCAAGTATAAAGACTTGTACATTTGGTGACATTACAGATATTGACTTACAGAAACAGACTATATTTCCTTTAGCTCATATAATTATTGAAGGAGCTACAAATGCAGAAAAAACATTACAGTTTAATTTTACAGTTCTAACAATGGAACAAGTAGACACCAACAAACAATTAGATGAAGATTTGTTTACTGGTAATACAAACATTCAAGACATTCTTAATACTCAATTAGCAGTTTCAAATAGAATGGTGTCCAGGTTAAGAATAGGTACATTATCACAAAATGGATATGAGTTAGTAGGTGATCCTACATGTGAACCATTCTTTGACAGGTTTGAAAACATCTTAGCAGGATGGGCAACTACTTTTACAGTACAAATATTAAATGATATAGATGTTTGCTAATGGATTTAAATAAAACAAAGAAAGCATTACAAGACTTTGCTAGAGATGTAGTAGACCATGCAAAGAAGAACCTTAGAAAGAAAAGGATCAGAAGGAATGGAAAGTCATATCCTTTAGTAAGCTCAGGTCAGTTAGAAAAGTCAGTAGATGATAAGTTAAAAGTATCTCCTAATTCATTTCAATTAGAGTTTATGTTTGCAGATTATGGTGCATTTGTAGATGCAGGGGTTGATGGAAAGAAAACAAAATATGGTAAAAGAAAGTATGGGTTAAAAACATTTAGCTATAAAACTAAAATGCCTCCTCCAAAAGCATTTGATAAATGGGTTGTAAAACAAGGCATAGCTCCAAGAGGAAAGAAAGGACAATTTAAGAAAAGATCAATACAATCAGTAGGATTTAAAAACTCAATTACATTTCTAATAGCTAGATCTATATTTCAACATGGAATGAAACCATCATACTTTTTTAGTGAAGCATTTGAAAGTGCTTACAAGAAGTTTCCACAAGAACTAATAGACAAATATGCATTAGATGTAGAATCATTTTTAGACTATACAATACCAAACAAATAATATGGCAAATTACTTAGCAAGACTTAGATCACCTTTTTCAATAACAAAAACAGCATCTGTTACAGCTTTAAGTGCAGATATGACTATAACAATAAATAATGTTGATGTTTATCTTATATCAAAGAACATAGATAATAACACTTTAACTTTAGAAGTATCAGAGTTGATTAGAGATTATCTTAATCCTACATGGGATGGAGTATTTCCATATTCTACAGCAACTAATAATAGTTTTGTTGTAACAGCTACAATTAGAGTTGATTTCTACACAAACAATAAAGTAACAAGAGCTGCAAATTCTCAAGCAGGTAATCCTGATACACCAGTTGAAACTGTTACACCTAATGATACTCTATATGGTTTTGATGCATACTCAGAATTTATGGAAGGAATAAATCACCAATTATCATCAGGTCAATTATTACAATCAGCAACAACTATGTATTTACCTGAATCAGGTGATGCATATGTTCCAGTTGAATCATCTAATGGTGTTTCTTATACAACAATTCCTGATACAGTACTTGATGGACAACAACAAACAATAGCAGGGATTCCTATAACTGTTAGAAGAATATGTGAGCCAGTTTATGATTTAATAAGAGTAGTTTTTGTAAACAAGTTTGGAGCTTTACAAGAGTTCTATTTTAATAAAAAGAATGTTGTAAGTCTAAATGTTACACAAGAAAATTATGAGTCTATGTTGATTAGTGCAAATACATACTCAAATACAGACCATCAAAAATATGTGTATAACAAACAAGGATCAGAAAGAATAACATTAAATACTGGATATGTAGATGAAGGTCAGTTTGAAACAATAAAACAGCTAATGTTATCTGAACAAGTATGGGCAAAAATTGGAACAGCAGTTTATCCAATGAATGTTCAAACAAGTTCATTAACTAAAAAAACCAAAATTAATGACAAGTTAGTAAACTACTCTATAGAGATGATGTTTGCATATGATGAAATTAATAGTGTAAGATAATGAGTAAATTCCAACTATATATAGATAATCAAAGAGTAGAGCTTTTTGATAATGAAAGTGTTAGTTTAACACAGACAATTCAAAACATAAGAGACATCTCTAAAGTCTTTACAGATTTTACAAAACCTTTCACACTTCCTGCATCATCAGAAAACAACAAAATATTCAAACACTACTACAGACTTAATTTGGCTACTGGTTATAATTTTGATGCAAGAAAAAAAGTAGATGCTAAGATTGAATTAAACTCTATACCATTTAGAGAAGGGAAAATAAGATTAGAAGGAGTAGACTTAAAGAAAGGAAAGCCTGATAGATATAGAGTGACCTTTTTTGGAAACACAGTAAACTTAGGAGACACTTTAAAAGACAATAAGATAAACTCATTAACATGGCTTAACAACTTTAATCTAGATTATGATGCATCAACTATTGAGTCTGTTTTAACTAATCCTACTGGACAAACAACAACAGTTGATAGTGTTCAATATACAGCAGCTGTAATAGTTCCTTTAATATCTAATACAGTTAGACTTTGGTATGACAGCTCACCAGTTACTAATTTTCCATATTTAAACTCAGATGAAGAAGTTAATGTAGCTAATGGTGGAAATTTATATCCAACTAATGTAGGATCAGAAACAGCTAATGATGTACATGGTGTTTATTTTGAAGATTTGACTTATGCTATAAAAGTTCATTTAATAGTAAAAGCAATAGAAGATCAATATCCTACAATTAAATTTAGTGATGACTTTTTTGATTTAACAAATGGACCTGAAGCATATCAAGATCTATATATGTTGTGTCAAAATAAAGAAGGTAGAGTATTTGAAGATTTAGGTTTAGCAGAAAGACTAATAACTGGACTACCAACAACACAAAGCAATCATATTATTACTAATGACTCAAGAGTTATTATATATAATTTAAATATAGATCAGACTGTTTTAGGAACATGGAGTATCAATACAGGTTCAGCATATCCAACTTTTACTGTTGTTTTAAGAGAAGGATCAGAGACAGTATTAAGAAGAACATTCTTAACTGGAACAAACACAGTAGCAACATTTTCACAACAAATAACAAACTCAACTGAAGGCTATAACATCACAATAGAAACAGAAACAGCATTTAACATAGCAGATGTTACATTTGTAGGTATAGATCCAAGTGGAAATACAACAACAGCACAAACATCTTATGGATCAGGTGGATTAGATGTGACTTTAGCAAAAGAGTTTATTATAAGTCAAAACTTGCCTAACATGCAAATTATAGACTTTTTAACTGGACTGTTTAAAATGTTTAATTTAACTGCATTTCAACAAGATGGAATTATTCATGTTAAAACCTTAGAGAGTTTTTACACATCAGGAACAGTTAGAGATATTACAGAGTTTGTTGATCCACAATCAATACAAGTTGACAAAGCATTGCCTTATGAAGAAATAGAATTTAAATATAAAGATACTGGAACAATCTTTGCAAATCAACATGACCAGTTAAGTTCAACAGTATGGGGTGGTCTTAATTATACAGAAACTGGAGGACTAGACAGTAATCCTACAAAGTATGATATTGAAGTACCTTTTGCACATTTAAAATATGAAAGACTGTATGATCCTAATGGTGGTGCAAACTCACAACAAGATGTTCAATGGGGTTGGATGGCAAATGAAAATGATGGCTCTTATTTTGAAGATCCAGTTTTATTTATAGGTCAGTATGTATCATTGCCTAGTGATATTAGATTTTTACAAACTAAATCAAGTTTAGGAGGAATTAGAGCTATTAGTGATATATGGATTCCATCTAACTCTGTAAGTAGAGATGCAACAACTAATAAAGAAACAATACATTTTGGATTAGAGTTAAATGAATGGACAGAAGGAAACAACTTTACAGAATCACTTTTTGAGAAATACTATAGATTTTACATAGCAGGAGTGTTTAATCAATCTAAAAGACTAACTAAAATAACAGCTAGATTACCAAAAAAGTTTGTTGTTAATTATACATTAGCAGATGTAATAGTTATAAATGATAATAGATATAGAATTAATAGTATTACTACTAACCTATTAACTGGTCAAAGTCAATTAGAATTATTAAATGAGACAGTTAATGATACTTTAGCAACACAGCCTGACTCAGGAGGAGGAGAGGGAGGTCAGCCACCAAGTACACCTACAACTAATGTTTTAACATTATATCAATGTGATAGTCCTAACAACACTTTTGAATCAACTCAAACATTAGCTACTTTAAACTTAGCAATCAACACAAGGGTAGAAGATGGATCAGGAAACACATATAGAGTAACTGGAAACAATGTTCTTAGTACACACACATCAGTAAGTGTTACATCAACTGGATTAACTGGATGTCCTTCTACACCTACAACACCTACAACAAATTATTATGGTTTAGAAAGATGTTCTGATAATGCATCAAATTTTAGAACAGCAACAGAAGTAGGAAATCCAACATATGCTATAACTCAACAAGTTTTTGATGGTTCAAATGTTAAATATATAATTGCTAATGCAACAGCTCAAGATACTGTACCTTCTGTTACTATAGCATCAACACCTAGTCCTGCACAATTTAGTTGTGGTGGTAATGTTACAACATATTATTATCAATTAAATCCATGTTGTAGTGGAACAACTTTTATTGGGTTTAGTGCTAACAGTTCATTATCAGGAACTAGAGTTTATAATAATCAAACATATGTAATATCACCTGCAAGTAATACTGGAACTATTGATATTGACAGTTTACCATCAGGAACATGTCAGGTTTATTATTACACTTTAAATGATTGTGCTAATCAATCAACAATAGAACATTATGGTTATAGTAATTGTTCTAATTTGAATGGAACTGAATTAACATATAACTCAACATGTTATCATGTAGCAACAACATCAAATACAACTGCAACAGTAAACTTAGATAGTTTAAGCTCTTGTACTTGTCCAGGTACTCCACCACCACCTGCCACAGAGTATTATCTTTTACAGCATTGTGATACTAATGTTATTTATGTAACAACTACAACAACTAATGATATTACTTTAACACAAAATGCTAGTCCTTCAAGTGCATCTTTAGTTACAGATTCAAATGGTATATGTTATACTGTAAATTCAACAACAACAGATCCTAGTCAATATACTAATCAAATAGGAGCAGTTTCAAGTGAAAACCAACTAGGTTGTCCTGCAACACCATGTACACAGACATTGTATTATCAATTATTACAATGTGCTACAAACAGCTCTAATTACATTACAAGTCAAACAACATTAGAGGTAAGCTATAATGTAAATGACATGGTACAAGAAACTGCAACACCTAGTCAAACATATAAAGTGTTAGGAACAACAACAAGTGGTACATCAGTAATTGTATCACCATCAGCATTATCAGCATGTCCTACTTTTTATGAATTAAGACAATGTTATACTTTACAAGGAAGCTATAGATCAGATCAAGATGTAACAGCAATAAGTTTAAGTGTAAATGATAGAGTACAAGCACCTGATGGTATGCCTTACACAGTTGTTTCAGTTGGTGTATCAGGAGGAGGGTATGCAAATGTAGGAACTGTTACAGATACTGGTCAGACTGGTTGTCCAACAATTAACAGTAATACATTGTATTATTCATTACAAAGATGTAGTGATTCAGTAACTGGTTTCTTGTCCTTACAAACAGTTAATGATATAACTTTAAATAATGGAGATGTAGTAGGATTAGGAGGAGCATCAGGTCCAACATATCAAGTAGTAGGTACTGGAATCATAACAAGTGGTACACAAATAGGTGCAGTTACAGACACAGGTAACACTAATTGTATTACACCAGTAGTTCCACCAGTACCACCACCTGCCACAACAAACTATGCAACATTTATTACTTGTGATGATCCTGCAGGAGCAACTATATCAGTATATAGTACTTCTCAAATATCAACATGGTGGGTTATATCTGAAGTAGGTTCATTTGAATGTTACAGATGGCAAAACACAAATCAAGGAGTAAATCCAATAGAGTTAAATAATACTAATTTTAATTTCTTTACAACTGAAAATACAGCAGGAGCAAATTGTATTGATTGTAATAATCAAGCACCACCACCTCCTCCTCCACCTCCTCCACCTGCACCTACTTGTTTTCAAGTTGCTGTTTATAAAAGTGCAATATCTGCTATTGATTTATGTAGTCAAACACAACAAAGAACTGTAAATTTAAATGCAAGTACTTTAGGAGCTGCAAGTCAGGTTTTTTTAGATACAGATTGTACAAATTTAGTAACATTACCACAATGGTTTAGTGAAACAACAAGTGGTAACTACTGGTATTGGAATGGAAGTTCTTTTGCAGGTCCATATACACAAAACTGTCCATAATGAAAGAGATTAAAAATTTTATAAATAAAACAGAAACAGAGTATTTGATTAAAATGATAGATAAATATGCAAGTAAATCTATGGTTGTAGGTACACCAAAAGAAAAAAACAAGTATAGTTTATCAAGAACATCATACACAGCTAATCTAATTCATAATGATCCTACAGTTCAGACTATTCACAAAAGAATATCTAAATATTTAGGTATTAATCTTAAAAAGGGTGAGTCACTACAAGGACAAAGGTATGAAGCAGGTCAATATTTTAAAGATCATCAAGATTATTTTAAAGGTGAACACTACAATATGAATTGTTTAGCATCAGGCAACAGAACATACACATTTATGCTGTACTTAAATGATAATTTTGAAGGAGGTTCTACTAATTTCCCACATTTAAATAAAGAAATCAAAGCTGAAACTGGTAAAGCTCTTGTTTGGAATAATTTACAACATGGAATACCTAATGAATACATGACACATTCAGGAACAGAAGTAATATCAGGAACTAAATACATAATTACTTCATGGTGGAGAGAAAATCAATGGGATGGAGGTCAGGATATAAAAGAATATGAGAAAAAATTAAAAAGTAATCAATTAAGTATTATATAAATAGCATGTTAAAGAACATAATAGACCTCTTACAAGTAGTGAATGGTGAAACTGAAAGAATAAAGTTTGCACAAGGTTCTAAATATCTTCCTGATAATTGGAAAGATGGTTTAAAGATTGCTAAAAGGATGGCTAACTGGGAAATAAATAAAAACAAATGAGTGTTATAAAAAAAATACAGTTACTTTTTGAAGTTGACAATAAAGAAGCTAATCAGGAAATACAAGAAACTAATGATAAGCTAAAGGAAACTACAACTGATATGGATGCAGTTGGTGAAACTGGTGATGCCATAACTGGAGGGTTAGTTACAAATTTCAAAGGTGTAGTAAATAGTATTAAGACAGCAGTTGTAAGTTTAAGAACTTTAAAAGGAGCTTTGATTGCTAGTGGTATTGGAGCTTTTGCTATTGCTATAGGATCTGTAACTGCAGCATTTACAAATTCTGAAGAAGGTCAGGACAGATTTAACAAGTTAATGTTGAGCTTTAATGTTATTGTAGGTAACTCTATTGACATATTAGAGAACTTAGGTAAATCTATATTGAGTGCAGGTAAAATATTAGGTAAAATTTTTACTGGACAAATAGGTGCAGCAGCTTTAGAGTTTGACAATCTTAAAGAAAGTGTAGGTGATACAGTTGAAGGGATAAAAGACTTTGGAAAAGAAACTGAAAAAGAAATAAAACAAGCAAGATTATTATCAGACCTAAGAGCAGCAGCAGATAAAGATGAAAGAAAACTAATAATTGATAGAGCAGAGGCAGATAGAGTAAGAGCAGACTTATTAGAAAAAGCAGTAGATAGAGAAAACTTTACAACAGAGCAAAGAATTCAATTTCTTAAAGATGCTAGTGCTTTAGAAGAAACTATTACAAATCAAGAAATAAATTTAGCACAAACTAGATTAGACAATCTTAAATTACAAAACAGTTTTGGTCAAAGTAAAAAAGAAGATTTAGATGCAGAAGCTCAATTAACAGCAGAGTTAATAACACTTGAAACTGCAAGGCTAACAAAACAAAAAGAGGTAACTGGTCAGATCATAGCTCTTAACAATGAGGAGAAAGCATTAAAGAAAGCTGAAGCAGATAAAGCTGAAGCAGATAAACAAAAAGAACTTGATGATGAAGCAGCATTTAAATTAGCACAAAGAGAGGCATTGGCTGTAGATGAAGATGCAAAAACAGAATTGCTTGTAACTAAAACTCAAGAAAGATATGATGCTTTAATAGAACAAGCTAAAAAGTTTAATGGTGATGTAATAGGATTAGAAGAAGCTAAGGCTGCTGCTGTTGCAGAGATTACAAAAAAGAGTGAAGATGATACTGGTGAAATAACAGAAGAAGGAGAAAAATTTAAAGTATCTACATTAGCTAAGTTTGTTGCATTAGGAATAGGTATTGCAGCAGAAGGTTCAAATGCAGCTAAAGCTCTAGCTATAGCAAATGCATTAATTGCAACTTATCAAGGTGCATCAGATGTTTTAAAAAATCAACAAGTATTACACCATTTCAAAAAGCTGCTGATGTAGCATTAGTTTTAGCAACTGGATTTGCACAAGTAAAAGCTATTACACAAACACAAATACCAGTTCTAAGTGTTGGAGGTGTTTCAGCAGGAGGATCTGCTGCACCAGTACAACAATTACAAGCTCCTGATTTTAATGTAGTAGGTGCATCACCAATTAATCAATTAGCAGAGGCAATAGGTGGACAACAACAACAGCCAGTAAGAGCTTATGTAGTTGCAGAAGAAGTTACATCAGCACAAGAGTTAGAAAGAAATAGAATTAGAACAGCAGCATTAGGCTCAGGCATGATAGGAGGAATTTAAAAAACAAAGTAATAAACCAATTATAATAATATGAAGATTATAGAATTAATATTAGATGAAGAAACTGAGTTTAATGGAGTAGATGCAATTTCTATTGTAGAAAATCCTGCTATACAAAGTAACTTTGTTGCA